AGATGCTTGAGAGTTACCCAAACGTTGACGAGTAAGACCTACCAACTCATAAGACTCCAGACGAAGCTGTTGAGCCAACTGGATACGTGCTTGAATCTCTTGAGAACGAGTAAGGTCCAAACGAGAAAACTGGTTGAACTGTACTGCTCCTCCTGTATTTTCGATAGAAGTGTCGATCAAAAGAGTACCTCTGTTCTTAGCATTCCAAAGCATTGTCTCAATAGGATCTTGAGAATCTTTCTTAGGAACAACTTTTAAGTCACCCAAGAACACTACTCCAATTTCCTTTTCAAGCAACTCCCACAATTGGTTCATACAAATATTGTAAAGAACCTGATAAGGTTTAAGAAGATCTAAAAGAGATTTACCTTGTGTGTTTCTAGAAGTATTAATAATTCCTATAATAGGAGCACTCTGAGTAAACTCTAAAGGTTCGATGTTTACATAGATGTCTGCACCAATCTTAATACCTCTCCACCATTCGTTAATCCAAAGTTCTTCAAGACTAACATCTCCTAAGGTTTTGTCCATCTTGTAATCTTCGGATACAAACATCTCTTGTTGGAATCCATCTTCGTCTAAGTAGGTTCTTTTAAAGATTTTCTTTTTAGACTGCCAGTAAGCGGTAATTACAGTGTAAGCATGCTGAGAGTTAAAAGAAAATACGTTAGTATCAATACCTCCGTTAGCAAAGTCACCTACGTTCTCAAAAGTCAACTGCCACAAAGGATCGTTAGGATCTGGAAGAGCAGGAGCCATAGGAGAGTATTCGTTGTTACGAAGATTCTGCAAAGAACGATTCTTCAAGTGTTCTACTTCTTCTCCTGTTAGGTTATAACGATCTACGATCTCTGTCATAGAAAGAACCTCAATAAGTCCTATTGCCCAACAATCAGAAGAGTACTGAGCATTTCTATTTGCTAAGTACCATACGTTAGAAGGGTTCTCTACCTTATAACTAAAGCCTAAGCGAGAGTTATCGGGATAGAAGTGGTGAAACTCTTTTCCTGTTACCAAGAAATCTAAAAAAGATTGTTGTGACTTCTCTCTAAAATTAAAATGATACTTAAGAGCATTAAGGGTTTTGTTACCCCACTCTTCTGCAACTGAAGTATAATCAAGGATTTTATCTTGAAGTTCTTGCTGCATCTGAGCCTCTTGTTCTGGGTCTATTTCTTCGCCTTCTAATTGTGCTTGAAGTTTCTTAAGAAAATGTTCTTTAATTAAGTCTGTACGGAAATCAATAGTTTCGTTAACTGCCTCATCGTCTACAGCTTTTACTTTGTATTTGTGAGGACGGTTAATCAACTCACCCTTCAACTGATTTATAGGAGGGTTAACTATTGGGTAATGCTTCAAATGCTGGGGTACATCTGGATCCTGATCAGGAGTATCGTTAAGATAACTTACCAATTCTTGGATTTCTGCATTGTTAGTGTAGTCAGAGAAGTTAAACTCTCCGTTCAACAGTCTGTAGTTTTTTCTAAACTGTATATTTTGCTTGTACTGTGCAAATGCAATGTTTGCAAAGTAGTCCATAGTACCTTTAATCCATTGTTCTTTTTCTTTCTCCGACACAGAGATAAACTGCTCTGGGTAGAAGTAGGCGTGATTTACTGGATCTGTGTACTCTTTAAGTGCTTCAATGATCATCTTAGTATATTTGTTTTATTTAGTTTTATTAATACCTGAAAGGAGAAGAGGTTGTACGGAATAATGACTGTCCTTTCTTTTCTCTGAAGTAAGCGTTGATTCTGTTGTCGTCATTTGTGTTAGAAATGATAACCTGTGTGTTTAAAGACTTAGCCATAGCAAGAGTTAATCCGAAAGATATTACTCGGTCAACGTTTAACTTAGGTGTGAACTTGATTAATTCCTTAATCAAAAGGGGGTCTAGAATTCTAGTTACTCCCAATCTTTCGTTTATGATCTCTCCGTCTTCTCCTCTTTCTACACTTACTACTTCGGTTATATACTCAATAATAAGCGACATTAGATAGTTTTTAATATCTTTAGTCATGTGAATACCGTAGTCACGATTAACTGTAGAGTTAGGGTGGATATCATTTAGAAACTTAGGAGTCTTTTCTAAGACTCTAGGAGATTCGTTTTTATCTACACAGTGTTGAATAAAACCGTAGTCCATGTTTTCACAAAGAGTCTTAGCGTTGTAATACTTAAGAAGCATCTTAGTAGTTTCGTACCAAGTCTCAATCTTCTTAGGACGACCTGTGTAACAAGCAACAACCATATTCTGCCAACCCTCTCCTGAAAGATTATGTACCCTTTTATAGATGTAAGTAGAACCCAAAGAAGTTGAGTAGTGAGCCTGTGATTGTTTGTATGGGTCAGTTCCTCCTGTATAAAGACCATAGGGAGCATCTGAGACAGGATATTCCCAAATCTGTACGCAACCCTCAATGCTATCAGTTGGCTTCACTGGAAAGGCTGTAACAGCTTTCTTATCTGTGAACTTGTGTCTGATCTTTCCTTCTGAGTTTGTATAGAGTTCTACGTTGTCTGCTACTATCTCTTGAGCTGTTAGTTTTTGTAGTTGTTCTTGGAGTAGGTCTACGGGAAAAATGTTCTGAGATAACTCTAAGAAACACTCTTCGTGAGTTAGTGGGTAGTACATTACTTCTTTTAAGTAAGTCTCTAATCCACTAGATTTTTTAATCTGTTCTCTAGACTTAAGGATTTGTTCTTTTCCTTTTTCTTCGTCTGCTACCCAGATCTTAATTAGATCTAACTCAGAAGAATACTCTTTGCCTAAATAAAGACCTAAAGATTTTTCTTCTTTTGGTACTTTCAAAGAACGAGTTCCTGGAATAAATAATCCATAAGACTTTCCTGACTCGTTAGCCTCTACAGGAAGGAAGTTATAAGCTTCAGGATTGTTAAATAATTCTTCTAGGTCAGCAGCTTTACTCATGTCTCCAGAAGTTCCAATAACAAAAGGAGAACAACGCCATCCATAGGGACTGTCAAAACACGGAGTAGTTGCCGCTAAACAACTAAGAATCTTGCCTTTTCCTCCCTCTTCTAAAAGAAACGAAGATAGAGTAAGACCTGCTGCAGCTTCCGTATTGTTACCTTCGTCAAAATTACGGACGTGAAACTTAGACCATTCGTTACGAGCGTTAGTCTTTTTGTCTTTAAAACCTAAAGTTACCTGCTTCTTCCAATCATCCTCAATACGGGGGAATCTAAAATAGTCAGGAAGGTTTCTAAGACCTAAGTCTACGTAGTCTGTGATTACTTTTAAGTCAGGCTGGTTAAGGGCAGAAATAAGGTTATCAGATCCTCTCTGTGTTACAGCTTTGTGAGCCATGTAAGAGGAAGTAAGAACTGACTTAGAGATACGTCGAGATCCTACCATTACAACACCTTTCTTTCCGTCTTCGTGGTTCTCAGCTTTGTGAATAGTTTCGTCTACAGCTAAGTAGGTGTCCCACAACTGAGGCTTATCAAGTTTACGAACTTGACGCTTACCTACCATAGTGTCTATATAAATAGACCAGTAGTTTAAGTGCCAATAAATAAAAGGAGAAAAATAAAATCCATTAATAGTTACACCCTCTGTAATCTTTTTGTCCTCATTTTCCCAAAACGCAGTATACTCCTCTGAACCAGGTTCAGGGAGACTATGTACGTTAATTAAGAATTCAGGACTTTCTAGATTTGGATACATAACTATTAACTAAATTGTTTCATTTTACCATTGATCTCTTGAGAACCCCTAGCTTCTGCTTTCTGTTCTTCCTTCTCTCTCAATCTATCAACTACTTCTAAAAGAGCTAAGTACTCTTTCATAGTGTCTCTTAGAGATTTGATTTGAGATTCTTGGCTAGCAATAACCATAGGCATAGTTCCTCCTTTGGCTGTTGGCTTCCATTCTATCCGATCTTTTAATGAGTTGATAGGATTGTTGTCAATATAAGCCCTCCACTCAGTTAGGCGTTGTTCTGCCCACTCAAGTTCTGCGGAAATATATGATAATTTTTTAACGGCCATCTGAGTACTTTTTTAAGAATTCATCTTGCGGTAGATTCATAGCGTCCTCTAGCACACGTGCATAGAAGTCTTCGTCTCTACCTGTCTTACTGTAAGAGTAACCTGCTTTCCAAAAGATCTTAAATGATTCAAATAAGTTATCTTGGATTGTAGCAGATACATAAGGCTGACTGGTATTTGGTTGGTTGTCCATCATCTTATTTTTTAGAAGAAACCTGTGTTAGAGGTTTGTCAGCAGGCAAGAAGTAGATTTGAACTCCACACTTGCTGCCAGGGCGTTTGTCACAACTATTCTTAATAGTTGACTTTGTTACTTTTCTGTGCTTTTCCATTTTAAGTCTATTTTATGTAAAGGATGTTCTGCATTCCAAGTCTCTACTCCGCAATCCGAAGAAAGAGATGCTGTTTTGTAGGTACAGACGCAACCACAAAACGAACAGTGTAGCTCTGACCTTGAGGTGACGTAGTGTTTGCCCGTAAGTTGTAAGTACTCAGGGGAAGTGACTGCGTTTGTTGAATTGTAGGGACACTTGATACAAATATCCATTCGCTCTGCGATAGTGTTCTGTTTTTCATCACTTAGTAGCTTAAATTGATTCGCTGTCTTTGTAGCTACTCCCTGCAAGACTTTGTCCAAGTTCTTTAGCCCCTTCAGGCTCAGGGCCATGTACTCTTTGTAAGGATTCATATAAATTTTTGTGGTTTTGTTTTTGTACTAATATTTGATTGTCCATGTACTGCACTACTGCAGGTATGTAAAGTTTTTTAGATAGTCCTCTTTGGTATCTATCGTCTAGCATTTTAATCCAGCACTCCAACATGTAATAGTTAGCATATCCTCTGAGTGCTGTTAGGTCTTCTCTTGGTTCTTGTGTAAGCAAGTACTCTGATCTCATCTTCTTAGAGATTATCTTGATAGCTCTGTTAGGATTAAAAACTAACACACCTAGTCCAGACAGTCTTACTTTTACAGTAGGGAGATCTTTAATGTCTTCAATGGTCTTCTTAAGATACCACTCGTAGACAGTACTTACTTGATCATTAGTCATACCAAGAGTCTTAGCAACGTCAGAATAAGCCGCATACGTCTTAAGTTCTATACTATCATATTTCTCTCTAATGGACTTCATCGATTAAGCTGTTGCTACTTGTTTAGTCTCTACTTTGTTTTCTTGTGTGGAAAGAACTAGAGTGAGTGTGACACCTTGCTTGCTAGTAGGACACAATCTTTTGTTGACTGTGTTTTTTTCTAAGATGCCCATTTTCCTTAACTTAGTAATACCGTTAGATATTACTTGGATTGATGTGTCAAACTCACTAGAGATCCTTTCTTTCACTTTTTTGTCTAAAGTTCCGTAGTATGAACTATGGGCTAATATACTAACATACAAGTCTGATAACCTGTAACCTGCAAGTCTAAGCAATACATCAATGTAGGCTTGATGCAACTTGACTCCTTCTTCATATCTACGTGCTACTTTCATTGGTTGGGTTTGTTTTTTTGATAAACAAATATACTATCGTAACAAAAAAAGTCAAGTTAAATGTTAAGTTTAGAACACTGATAACCTAGAATGTTATACGTATTAATAAGAAATTTAACTTAAGTAGTTATTATTTGTGATCATTGGTTGGTAAGAATTAGACTAACACTATAGACAAAACTTTATTTAAGTTTATATTTGTATAAACAGATACTACTATGGCAATGGAGAAGATTAAAAAACCGACACTAGACGAAGTATTCGATATGTTTATTCTTGCACTCCAAGACGAAGAGGTTAAGATAGCAGGAGACATAGGAGGATTTAAGATTGCATTGTACCAAGGATTCAAGGATTTTACTTACAGAAAGAAGTACAACGAAGAGATGCTCTGGGAGTACATAGAGTTAGCACTAGATTCCTTATTAGAAAGTGACGAACCCATGCAACAGACTGATTATATGCATGCTCAAGGGGTAGCAGGACTGTAATTTTCAATTAAAGTCTTCACAAAATATTCACATCCCAGATCAATTACACAAAGTCATATTACTTTTGCCTTTGACATCACTTCAAAAGTGTTCGCAGATGAGGATGAAAAATTAGTCTGCTAGAAGTCGGATTGTGAGAGTAGCCCTCTGAGGTGAAATTGGTTTTCTCCGATAGTGTCAAAATGTTCTAGTGAAGTATGTAGTACTCTGACTTACGATTAATAGACCGTAGGCAATAAGTGGACAGAACAGAGACTTAGCATTATCCCTCGGAGAAGCTATTTGGGCGTAAAAACAACTACATAATAAACTTTTACAGTAATAGCACTCTGAGAAGAAATTTTCGGAAGGATTAAAACTATGTTCTTTTCTTAACTAAAAAACCAAAAAACCATGAATACAATATTTATTACTATTTTACTTTTAATTCTTTTAGTTTTAGTTTTCCTTGCCTACAAACAAGAACAAAGAGACAAAGCTTACTTTGAAAACTCCTACCTGAAAGAGGATTTCTCGGAGGAAGTAAGCCTTACCCATGTCCAAGAAGAAAAGCCTATTACAGGAGAAGAGATTGTAGCAATTGCAGAAGAGATTGTAAATCCTCCTGTAGAGACTCCAGTAGAAACCCCTAAAAAGAAAAAGAGCAGACCTCGTAAGAAATCTGCTCCTAAGAAAAAAGAGGATTAATTACTTCTTGTAGAGTCTGTAATATTCAAAGTCAGATTCACCACCTGCCTTTTTGTATTCTAACCACTCATCATAAAGTGCTCCTTTAAACACGAACTTATCTTCTTCGTTTGTGTTTACTACAGAGACTGTGGTATCGAGTCCCACTTCAACCATTCTGATAGCAAATACTTCTACCTTCTCAGAAACGATTTTAAGCTCTTCTGAAGCAATAACTAGTTCTTCCTGAAGCTCTTTCTTCTCTTCTACCTTTTGTTCCACTAGAGCCTCTCCCTGTGCCTTAGCAACGGATGTTACAGCTGATGCAACCTTAAGATTGTTTTCAAGCTTCTTAAGCATTACTTCCAACTCGTCTACTGGAGGAGTTTCGACTGCACGCAAAGGCATAGCTAAATGAACAGCCAAAAAGAAAATAGTAAATACGATTAATAGGTTTTTCATTTATTTAGAATCTTTTCATTGTGTTAATGATACGCAACTCAGTAATAGCTGCAGAAAGTGCACTATCAGACTTCTTAAGTGCAGCTGCCATCCTATCCATCTTAACATCAAGCATCTCAATCTTTTTGTTACTAGCCTCAATCTGACCTACATATCCAGAACGTAGATCGTAGTAGAGGTAAGTAATCCCGGCAAGTGCAATAAATGCTACACCTGCTACGGGATTCTTTTTGAATTGCTCAAAGCTAATAGGTAAAGGGTTTGATGTTACTTTCTTAGCAGTCATGATTATTTAATGTCTTTAGATTCAATCAAAGTATAAGTAAAAGAGTTACCTCCTAAGGAAGCAGCTTTTTTACAGATTGCCATAAATGCATCAAAGTCTGCTGACTTTTTAAAGACTTGGCATCCTTCTGACCAGTTTTCAACATAAGTTGAATCTGCTCCAGCTTTGTGGATATTAATACCGTAAATTCCTTCAGTAATTTTTGTTTCATCGTAGTTTAAATCTTTGTTTGCATCACGGTAAACCTTTACGTTAGCCTTCTGTTTAAGAGCTTCGTATTTACCCTGGTGTAGGTTAATGTGGTGTGAACCTGAATATTGACCAGGTACTAGTCTTGCAACTCCTTGTGCGTTGTGGAATTCTTTAACTCCTTTAGTTCCTGGGTCTGTAGTAGCAGGCCAGATCTTGAACTTCCACTCACCATTCTCTTTGTAAGAAAGAGTCAAGTGGTCGTCAAATACGTTAGTTACTTTAGTACCAGTAGAAGAGTTACGTACACCAATAATGTTTACGTTAAAATCTCCGTTCTCAAAGTACTTATAACCTTTAGCTTTAACAGCTGCTTCGATTTGTTCTCTAGTATAGCTCATAATTATGCCTCAGAAGAGTCCTCCTTTTTCTTCATTACTTTTTCAATTGAGGTCAAGCCCAAACAACCAAATGCCAACAAAGCAACTGCATCTACCAATGGAGTAGAAGGAGCAAAGTGAGCTTCAGTAAAAGAGTTAGCGTAGAGGGTAGCGCATAAAGTCAATGTGCAAACCAAGCCACATAGACGCTTCATAGAGACAGAGCCCTTTTCATCCTTGAAAAGACCTCCAATAAAACTTACAAATTTCATATAAATATATTTACCTTTTTTTAAATTAACAGAGTTTAGTACTCTGAGAGTTAACACGTAATCCTCAATCAACCACTTAACTAGCGGAAGAGAGATTAACAGGAGTAAACTCACCATTATTGGTATGTCTGTCAGTAGGTACAATGCAACTTCGGACTTTCATATAATTAGTGAGAAAAGGTTGGTTAGTTTCAAAGATAATTCTTTAAAAAAATAAGTCAAATGATCTTAAAACAAAAACCCCCAGATTTCTCTGAGGGTTCTTTACACTAAAATAACTTACTAATTAATCTAAAAGAATCTTATTAGAGAATCTCTGCGTCTGTAAAGGGAACTACAGGAACCTCACTTACTTCAGGAGCTTCTGAAGGAATGTGTGTGAAGCTCTCCAAGTCGATCTGACCTTTACCGTAAGTTTCTTCGATTGTCTTGAAGAATTCGTTTTGGGCTTTAACCACTTGAGTCAATGCGTCTTTAACCTGAGACTTAACGTTCTCTAAATCAATCAGTTGGATTTCGATCTTACCCAAATCCATGATGATGTTCTGTGTCTGTTGTTGGAAACCTTGGATAGTTTCGATTTCCTGTTCTGTAAGCTTAGTCATAATATTTTGATTGGTTTAGTACAAATATAATACCTTTTGGTTAGATACGACAGATTGTCTTAAAATTACTCTGCAGTAAGTCCCAACTCTGCCAAAGCCCAATCAATCACTACAGAATCGTCATTACCCCAAGTAGCGATTACTTCCTCTTTCATACTCAGATTACCATCTAAGATAGTAGCTCCTGGTTTAGAAACGGGTTCTCCTTCTTCTGGAGTCTCAGTGGTTTCGGTTAGAATCTGCCAATAGAATGTAATAGAAGTTGCATTCATTGGAAAAGTTAAAGCGTTGATTGTGAAGTACTTACCCTCACCTCGTGCGGGTACAGTAACGGTTTGAATTTTTGTTGCCATTATTTTATTTGTTTGTTTGTTTGTTTATTACATTGCAGTAAAAGTAACTCTTTGCCAAGCAGTTCCGTTATAGAAACACAAAGTTTTTAAATCTGTGTTGTAGACGTAGAGTCCTTCTGCAGGAGTACTGATAGCAAGAATCTGAGCAGTAGTCAATCTTGGACCAAGTATTCCTTTAGTGGTAGAGTCTACTTGAACTATAGCACTAGAGTTTATAGTAGTTGTCCCCATTACTAACCCTCCACCTAAGTAGTTAGGTGCAGTTCCTGCTCCAAATAATCCCCATCCAGCACTATTACTCCACTCAACAGAACGCCAGGTTGCAGCAGAGGTAATAGTTGGATTAACGTATAATCCCCTAGTAGTTCCATTTGCTCCCCCTGTCTGATTAATAGTAGGCGCTAAGTATATACCATTAAAAGATGGAGTTCCTGATATACTCGTGGGTGCATACGTCCCAGTAAGAGCTATGAATCCCTGTTCTACGTTGCTACCATTTAATGTGTTATAAGATTGAACATCTACTATATAACCAGAACCCCCTGCTAAATTAGAACGGATCGGCACACTATTACCTAAACTAACTACTGCTTTTTGTGAGTTTAAAGATATGTTTTCGGCTGCTCTTATACTCCCATTCACATCTAGTTTGTATCCAGCATCTGTAGTAACCCCTATTAAAACATTACCTCCACTAGGATTAAGACATATTGTATTACTAACATTGACTGCATTGTTGTATCCTTGAATTATAGGAAGAGCTCCACTATTAACAGTTCCTATACCTATCCAACCTGGTGTTGATGTTCCACCACCAATTAGTGCTGCAACAGTATTTGCTGTGTTCAATACTGTCAGTCTTGAGGCAGGATTTGTTGTTCCAATACCAACGTTTCCTGTGCTTAATATTGAAAAAATATCACCCGATCCACTTGAACTAGAAACATTTAGGTAATTTGCAGATTGAGAAACTGCTCCTTTTATTTCTGTTACAATTTTAGAAACACTTCCATTAAGATTAGAAACAGAAAACTGAGTATTACTTACTGGTACACTAATATGAGCTCCATTAGTCTCTGTACCAATAGTTATGTCAGCTCTTAATTGTGTAATCTTATTAAAACCATCAAGGTTGGTACCAACATATCTAACACCTGCACCAGAAACTGTATCTGCAAAAACAAATTGCCTATTGCCTGATATATTATAAGATAAATAAAGTCCAAAACCTTCAGTAGCACTCGTTCCATCCGTAACATTAGATAAAGGTGTACCAGTTATCTTAATAGCCTCTGTTAAAAAGTTGCTACTATTTTTTTGTATATGTAAAGAACTAGCAGGAGAAGTGGTTCCAATACCGATATTACCGTTAGCAAGTACAGTCATTCTAACAGTAGGAGTAAATGTACTCATATTTGTCAAGCCTGTATTGCTTGTTAAACTCCATACTCCGTTATTAAACTCTAGAACTCCAGCAGTTGTGCTTCTTGATCTATAGTTAGAACCTGTCCAGTCTGCATAATAACCCAAGAAACTATTAGTTGACGATACGGAGTTAAAGTTAAATGGAGCATACGAAGTATCGTTATTACCAAATATGCGTAAAGGTACAGGACCTTTTGCGTAAAAATTTAAATTAGCTGTTGTCCCTCCAGCAACTATATTAAAGTCGCCTCCTGACGGGTTGTTTATAGTTCCTCCTCCTGTACCTACAGAAATAGCACCACTTACGGTTAACTTATTTCCTGAGTCTATAGTGGTTCCTATCAAGAAATTACCCGAAGTGTTTATCCTTGCTCTTTCAGTGTTTGCTGTACCTAAAATAAAGTCAGTATTTGAAAAGGTACCTACTAGGAAAGACCCTGTTCCTCCTAAGTTAGCAAGCAATGAAGCACTTCTAGCCAAAGAAATACCCATTTGACTTCCTGTAACCGCTGAACCAAACACTCTATAGACTACGTTATCTACTTGATCGTTTTGAGCTACCCAAGCTGCTGATGCGTTTGTGCCGTTAGCAGTTACTCTTCCAAAAATATTTGCATTACTAGCATCAACAATATGAAGTCTATCTGTAGGAGAAGTGGTTCCTATTCCGACATTAGTTCCGTTGTCGTAAATTAACGAATTACCTAAAGTAGTAGTTCCTGTAAACTTAGAAAGATAATTAGTAGTACCACTTGCGTTACTCGGAGTGTAGCCTAACCAATCTGTTATTGTCTTGTTTACCCAAACAGCTCCATCAAATCCTAATAACTGATTACCGCTAGGTAGACTAATAGTAACATCAGACAAATCATCTAAAGAATCAAAAGATCCCGACAATATGACTTGATTAATTACAAAAGATACAAAGTCAGAAACAGGTACAGTCACCGTCTCTAGAGGAGAACTCATTAAAGCCACCAAAGAATCGTTAAGTCCTAAAGTCTTCTTTGGTAGTTGACTGGTTCTTACTACTTCGCCTGATATATTCATTTTATTTTATTTAAATCTAAATTATTTTATTCTTGTACTAGGAGTTTACCGTCTTCTGTCATCAACAAAAAGTTCCTAATATACGTTAAAGTTAAGACATCTGCTCCAATAAAACGAGGTTCAGCTATAGGTCCTTCGAATCTTAGATTACCCGCAGGTCTGTTCTCGCTTATCAACTCGGTTGTAAAAGGCACAGAGAGGCCATTATAGCCCTTTCTAAGAGTCAGGTATACCTTGCTACCATTTATGTAGAAATCTCCTTTAATAGGGCTATAAGAATCAAAACTCTGACTCCTTAGTACGCTTACATCGTATCCAGAGATATAAGTCCTCTCAGACCTAGCCTTAAAGATAACCTCTATTAACTCTGTAGCATAGCCATTTCCCCAAAAATCAGGATACTGTCTCATACAACAAAGATAATCTTATTTAAAAATAAGTAAAGTGAACTAAGTACTTTGATTTATCTTTGATTTATCTTTGATTACTTTTACTAATTAACTATGCTAAACTCAAACATCCCTCACTTTAAAGCCTTAGTTAAACGTTCTTACTTTACTAAGAACGAAGAAGATTTAGAATACGACAACGTATACGTCCTTGGTCTTCAAAGCATAGCTGGAAAAATCCTTACCTTTCACGTACTCACAGACTACGGTATGTTAAGATCCAGAGTACCCTTAAGTGAGATTTACTTAAAAGAATGTACTAATGATATCCCTTTCCACTTTAAGCAATTATGGGACTGCTTTAGTGAGAACGTAACTGTAGTACATTATGACTTCTTAAGTGAACACAGATGCCAAGTAATCTTAAAAGACAAAACTCTAGTTTGGGCCAATTATCTATTTACGGTAGATTGGTACAACAACCCTTACTCTGATGAACCCTCCGACTATAAGGCAGGACACATCCTAATAAGTGACGAGGGTTACTTGCTCTGTATGCCAAACAATCGAATTTTTTGGAGGGATTCTAACTGGGTTACTAAGGAATTCCCAGTAAGCCCATCTCAAATAAAAGTAGACACCGAACTACCTTCAGTGGAGAATCAAAGCGATAGATGGGTATCAGAAGATACTGATTCTTATTATTATGATGTAGTCAAGAAAGACTAGATTCAACAAACTCCTAAAAAATTTTCCAAAATTTTAGACCCTGTCAATTTTTCTAGGAGAAATTTTTCCCCAAAATTTTTTATACCCCCCTATCATTTCAGGTGTATGAGAGGGTGGGGGATACAAACTTCAACCCCCCGTCCTGTAAAAAACAGGTCGATGTACCCCCGTCTAAAAACTAACTCGGATAAACTCGTCTCTGTATGATGAATAATCTAGCTAAAAAATATGATAGACTAGCTACATTGTGTAGTGTAGGTCTTGGTGTAGTTGTACTTGTGTTGTTGTACTGCTGTCAATACTTGGAGAAAGAAGAAACTGTCGTGGATGCTTTCATTGTAGTATGTATTGGTTGTATGACAGGCATCTTCTTATTCTGGTTGAGAGACCAGTTCAGGGACGCAGCTAACAGTTACAGGAGTTTTGGAAGGTTCTAAGCCTTCCAATTTTCTCTTCTCTTGCCTATGGATATGATAACAATAACACAGAACACTCAGAGGATACTTGCTCTAAGAGAGAGAGCTAAAGAAAAACCTAAAGAAAAGAATGAACCCATTAGGACTACAGGAATAAATCACTGGTGGTGTGAAGGGGAAAGAACAGGTAAGCGTAATAGAACTATGCTTAGGCATGATTGCTGGTTCTTCAAGAAGCCTGAACTTAACTCTCTTACAGTACAAGAGTGTATCGACAAGTACCCAAGAAACTTTCTTTGGGCTTACGAAAACCTCGCTATTAATTGGTCTGAACACGTAGTAAGTCTAATTAAGCAGAGGTATCCTTGGGCAGTAAGGAAAGTAAAAGAACCTTTCAACTTCTAACAGGGGATTAACATCCCCTTTTTCTCTTCTCTTTATTATGGAAGATAAATATAAAATAGCCTCTAGAATACTCTTAGATAGACAAGGAGAAATACTAAGAACAATTAGAGAGTGTAATGAGGTCGAAGAGTATAATGCCCTGAAAGATGAAAAAGATCATCTAGATGAAGCAATATTCTACTTAAGCCAAGCTAAAAGATCCTACAAAAGTCCTAACTAAAGGGAGCCTAAGGGCTCCTTTTTTCTCTTCTCTTTAGTATGAACATACTTAAACCATTACCTATCGTAGGCAGACGCTTACCATACGGACAAATCCTGGGTCGCTTATCTGTAAACGGAATCATTACCAAATACAGAATTAAAACCTATAAGGGTATCGAGTGGATAGAAGCTTAGGCTTCTTTCTTCTCTTTAATTAACGTGGTCTTTTCCTTCCTTGTTCGATACATTGCCTTTGGATATTCTCTTCTCGGTAGTACTATGTTTAACCCATCTATTTCTCCCATCATTGCTATCAGCGCTTGGCGCAACAAAGCAAACTCCATCTCTGTACTTTGCGGTATTCAGAACGACAATCCTATGAACCTCTTTACTGATAACAGTAGCGAGTGGTCTAAAACTTGTATTCAGGTTTTCGGGAATGAAAAGTTCGCTAAAGTTTTCGGAATGGATGCCTCAACTATCACAGGTGATAAAGATTCTCCTGTTCAATTAGGCGTAAGTCTATCAGAGTTGGTAAACCGTAACTTCAGTATCCAAGTTATCGAAACAACATCATTAGCCGAAGCAATGGCTTTAGGTGTTGTAGGTAAGGACGCAGAAGGCAAAGCAGTAGTCTACGAAAGCAACTACAAGAAAGACCGTTCAGGTGCTCGTATCCTTAACAACGGTAAAGCAATCTACCGTAAGTCATTCCTCCGTGCTCACAGTGCAGAAATGAAAGACATCATCGTTAAGAACGTAGCCGCTAACTTGGACTCAATCCAAGAGAACGTAGTTACATCTGTAGCCGTAGAAGCAGAGCAAGATTAACAACATTAGAGAAAGGGGTCTTCGGACCCCTTCTTTAGTTAACGAAGAGAAGAAGAGTTATAAGTATTTTCTACTCACTCACTATTAGAACATATTGTGACCATATTGGGACATTGTCACAGAATTGTCACCAAATAGGCTAAAAATAGGTTTTGTTTAACTTTTTTTTGTCTAACCCCCGTATTTTTCGAGACAAAGGCAGTTTTGTTTAACTTTTGAAGGGGTAAGAAGTGGGAAAAAGTGGGTTAGAAGGGGTGAAAATGTAGGGGTCAACACCATCCAATCCTTTATCTAATGGTCAAAAATAGGCTATTTCAATACAGAAAATGCTACAATATATACAATAAGTTAAATTAACGCTAAAATAGACTAAAAAGAGTACTAAAACCCCTAATAGAGAACTATAAGGTACTTATCCCTCTTATCCCTTATATAGATTACTTCTTCTATGTATTCTCTCTTCTCTGTTATTACCATCTTCTTTAACCAGAAGATGCTCTATCTAATGCTAAGCGAACTTTTGGCTTGGCTGCTTATACCTAAGGGTATAATACCAACTAGTATAAACTAAACTAAACTAAACTAAACTAAACCTAATTAAACAAGATATTGAAGATATGAAAGAATCAACTAGAGACCGTGTAAGAGCTGTTGCTCTGTTTATTTGTTGGGGATTGTTTTGGATGGCAGTCTATATGATAGCTTTTGAGAAATAAGATATGCTAGAGTATTTGACTATTAATTTTACTATCATGGCTATTCAGAGAGATTATTACTTCTTAGATAGGTTAGAGGAGCTTAAGCGAGATAATCGTATAAGCGACTCTTCCTATTGGAGGGAAAGAAAAGAGATAGAAGAATCTCTTGAAGAGCTATGCAAAGACAATCCTTTTAATCAACTTAAAGAAGAACTTAATTTAACTTAACTTAACTTAAACTAATTATGGTAGATCAATTTGCAGAAAACTATTTTGTTGCGAAGTCCTATGGTATGGTAGATGATTATCTATGGTATTATAGGTTCTTTCGTAGACAGGGAGTAAGCAGAACTTTTGCTGCTTATTACTCTGTTAAAGAAATTGGAGTCTAACTCCTATTTGGCCTGTTCGTCTAGTGATTAGGACATAAGGATTTCATCCTTAAAACAGTGGTTTGAATCCGCTACAGGCTACCAAAACAAACTCTCTTACATAGGACGGATTAGCACCGTTGAAAGACCATCTTCGACTTATGGGAGTAATTACCCAATAAGATACATGCCTCGAAGTGTTATGTGATGGACCCTGCTCTGTAGTGCACTACAACAGGTGAACAGTAAACTATGTTCAGTAAAATCTAAAAGTACGGTGAGCGTACAAGAGAGTTTGTTTTTTAATCTTAACTTAATTAAATCAAAACCAAAACCAAATAAAACCTAATTATGCAAAACAAAAAACTAACTAAAAAGACTCAATTGGGAGTCACCGAGGCACCTAAAAGAAGAGGTCGTCCTCGCAAAGTAGAAGTAACTAATGTTGCTCCTACTAAAAAGATCAAAGCTATCAAAGCAGTTAAAACAGTTAGAAAACCTGTTAAAACTTTGACAGTTACTAATTTTATGGAGAAAGCAAGTGAAGCCGCTTCTCAACCTACTCAAAAGATGATGTTTGTAAGTGCTAACAGCCTTAAAAATGTTAAGTGGGTTAAAGAAGGAGACAGATTAGAGTTCTTACCAGGAGTTCAGAGAAGTATCGTAGCTAAACATATTGAAAGATTAGTAGAATCTATTCAAAAGTTTGGTATGATTCGTCCTGTTACTGTTGTTGAAGTCAATTTCTTCGATGGTGTTACTCGTAAGTATGTAGCTGACGGACAACATTCATTAATGGCTTGCTTACGTTTAGGTGTTCCTGTTCCTTACATTTTAGTTGATGGAGTTAATGATAAGCAAGAATTGACCACGTTGGTTACTATGCTTAACTCTTCTTCTAAATCTTGGAAGCAAGGAGACTATGTTAATGCTTGGGCAGAATCTATTGAAGACTACAAAGAGTTAATCAAACTTAAGCAAAAGTTTGACTTAGACTATGATGTAGTTATCAGTGCTTCTACAGGTAGAGACGGAGGTCAGAACATCAAAGAGCTTAAGAAAGGCTTATTTAGAATGGAAAACCCTACTAAAGCTCACTTAACTTGCTCAAGAGTATCTAATTTGCTTACTCTTGTTCCTAAAATGGACAGATGGTCTACTAGAGCATTAGTGAGAGCAGCTGTTGCTGTGTTCTCAGAACAAGATTACACTCCTAGCAAACATAAAAAGCTTATGGAGTATGTAAAAGAGAATTCAGATCAGTTGAGATTCTGTACTTCAGCCAAAGAAATTGCCTTAGCGTTCTTACGTAGAGGTTTGTAATTAACTAAGGGGTCAGCAATGGCCCCTTTAATTTAAAAATTATGGCAAACTTAAAAATTATTTGGACTACTGGAAGTCCTTTCTCCTCTTCTTGTAGAAACAAAATTGGCTATCAAATAGCTTCTGGTGAATTTAACATTTACACAGGATCTTATTGGTCTGATCAAGCTTCTTATATGGGTCAAGGTTACAGACCAGCTACTGCAGAAGAAATAGCAGAACATTGGAAAATACTTCATCCTAAGTGGAAACCTGAACCAGGTGACAAAGTTATCATTACTCAAGATCATTATGATTGGCATAACAAAAGAGGAGTTATTGTAGAAAAACACGATCAAGAAAATTATTGGCGAGTTCAAAGAGAAGATGGAGAAGCTACTGTTTTTAGTAAAAGTACTCATATGATCTTAGCTCCTTATGAAGAAAGTGCTAAGCCTGTTGAGATTCCTAAGTTTACTTCTCCTGAGTCTAAGCATGGATTTACTATTGGTGATGTTGTTATCCCTGACTGTGACAATTTTAAGGGTAGGGAATGTATTGTAAAAGCTCTTAGTAGTTCTAGTGTAGGTGTACATTGCCCTTTAGGTGCAAGCCTTGGTGGACATACCTTAGATGGACAGTGTCCAGGTAATACAGGACGCTGGTA